CTGAACCTTTTTTACTCAAAGGTACAATGTGATCTACATGGTACTTTTCATCAAGTATTTCATGTAGTGGTATCGACTCACCTGACACAGCGTCAAAGCCATTTTGTTTGGCCCATAACTCGTATCTGTATTTCTGATACGAGTCTGATCTAGGTGTATATTCATTGATAACATCTGTATTAAGAAGATTAGCGTATATATCATTTACATACATGTTCATTCTGTATTGTATGATATTGGCATTGTTTTTTCTTAACATACGGTCAAACGTATAAACATCATCATCAATATCGTAGGTCTTTTTACTTTGTATATTCTTAATCACAAAGCCTTTGTACCAAAGATAAAATTGTTTTCTATCTTTTATGACAATGTTCTTATCTTCAAGCAATTTTGTTAGCATGAAATAATCATAGAACAAAAATGTTTTTGAGTTTATCTTGTCGGTATTACTTTCATTGATAAACTTACAAAAATCTGTAAAGTCTTTACTAAACTTGTGTAAAAACTTAACAGCAGGATTATCGTCTGACTCATCTGCATACATTTTGTTTTTAGCAGTGTCGGAGATATTCTTCTCGTTTTTGTATGAGTAACCAAGTAAACAATTAGCGATGAAGTCATCAAACTTCAATCTTGTTATCTCGGTTTCACTAAACAATTTTGACATGTACTCAATGTTTTGTTCTGACAATTGTTTTATAGTGTCGGCAACTACATTCAACATACCATTTCTTTTTTCTTGGCCGTTCAATGTTTTACCATCGTTGACTCTTAAAAAGAGATTAGATATATCTTTCTTACTTGCCTTTGTAACCATAATAACATATATTTTAGCATTGTCAATGGCATTAACTAAATTGATCTCGTTTTTAGTTACTGACTTTTTCAATGTATCATATGAAACAGGATTTGTAACTTCTACAAATTGTTCATTATTATTATTGTCAAGTACAAACATCTTTCTAGTTTTCGGAAACTGAAATAGATTGTTTTTGAATTTCAACAAAGCAACTACTCTATTCCAACCATCAACAACAATGTATCTGAAACCTTTGTCTATGATAGATTGAAAATACTCTTGGTCTTTTTGAGTATCAGCATTGTTTAAGCATTCTTTTGCGTCAACAATAACTAGAGGTGTTACTGCATTACCAGTAGCAACTGATTTGATGAAACTTTGACGCATAGTATTGTCCCATCTGGAATCAATTCCTACAACATCAATTGTTTTGTCTTTAGATTTAAATATTCCTACCTGAAAAGATTTGTCTAGGTAAGATTGCTTCAGTACGGTATCATTTAATACTTCGTAACGGAAGTCTTTCATTTGCGATAATAACATAATATATCCTTTCTTATTATCAGTTTAATAATAGAATCAAACCCAATTGTTTAATTCATAGTAATACTATATCATAATTTGCCGCTTTTGTCAAGCGTGAATCTGGTCTTTTTTAGGGTTATTTTATGTGTATTTTAGATGAGAACAAAACGAGAACATTGTAGGGTGCCCGAAGGCACCCCATATTGAGAAAGTGAGAGAGATAGATTATGAATCGTCTTCAGCTAGTTTACTAAAATACGACAGGTCATCGCTGTCGTTAGACGATTCAACTTTCTCTACCGAGTTATTAGAAGACGTTGGTATGTCATTGCTGACAGGTGGGAGGTCAATATCTTCAACTGACTCGGTACTTCTTTGTCCAGTAAGTGTCTTATTAAGTTTCTCTTTGAGTTCTTCATAAGATTTAAAATTACTTGGATCAATGAAGGGCTTTAGAGCATATTGAGATTTCCATATTTTGTCAATCTCCTCATCAGTAGGTTTTAATCTACTAACTGGCTCAAATTCTGATTTATCATAATTCCAATAGCCATCTACCTTTCTGATTTTTAGTTTAAAGTTTGCACCTTCCCAAAAATCAAATGGGTTTACAGCCTTTTCATCTTCAAATGCTGGGTTCATTGCTTCGGTAATCTTATCAAAGATTTTCTTACCAAATTTAAACAAGAACACTTTGCCTTCATTCTCTGGATGTTTAGGATCGCTGACAACATAGATGTTAGAATAGTAAGATAGTTTTCTTTTTCTTTTTCTAGCAATCTCTTTGTCTGCTTCAATGCCTGTATTCCAAAGTCTAGTATTTTCTTCAGACACAGGATCTTTTTTGTTTAGTGTAGTTAAAGAGTTTTCAATATACCATTGACCACCTGGTCCTTGAAACGCATGGTTCCAGACTCTCTGCCAAGGCATATCTTCGCCTTCTACAGCAGGTAAAAATCTGATTACAGCGTAACCATTGCCAGACTTATCTAGTTCAGGTTTCCATAACCTGTCATCTTGGTACTTGTTTTTCTTTTCGGGTTGTTCTATTGTGTTTTCTAACTTCTTCGTTAGTACGTCAAAATTTGACTTTGACTTTTTTAGGGCTTCTAATGCACTTGACATTGTATTTTCTCCTTGTATATATTGTTGTACGTATTTGTATTAATGTAAGTATTACTATTATTTATACTGGCAACATACTCAACCATTATAATATTGTATCACCATTTACTGATATTGTCAAGCAGCTGTGCTTGAGTAATATATGTTAAATTCTTCTCGTTTCCTAGTAGTTTTTGATTAGTTGTATTGTCATCATCTG